GTGAGAAAGGAGAAGAAGCAGAAAATAAAAGAGGAGAAGAAGAAAAGCTCCCCGAGCATATCAGACGGCAAATCTGTGAGTTCTGGGAGCAACACGAAGAGTCAAAAAAGCCGGTGGAGTACCGGCGAGTGTCGCGAAGTGACGAGCATGAAGCTGGAGATAGACATCAAGCCGCAGAATTGGATGGTGGATCGGAAAGATCCGACTCACCGATTCTTGCGGGTGGTGGATCAACTGCGGAGCGCCGTTATTACGTACCACTGGGACCCTCAGAGGCCCGAAGTGTTGACGAAGCGTGTATTCGACTTGATTCCGAAGGAGCAACAATCGGCCCCTTCAAAGTCCAGCGGCGGCTCGGCAAATCCCTCCACACCCGAACAGAAGGGTGGGTCGGACAAGCCGGTTGCCCAACCGCCTGGAGCCAAGCTGCAGTGATGCAGCTTGGTAAACCGCCGTCGGGCGCGGCGGCTGAAAAACTCAGTTTTGTCAATCAAGTGCCCAAGTGTTTTAACACGTTGAATGCCCCTGTGGCAGGATTGCGTGAACAAATACTTGACATTGCTGAAAATTTGTATGCGGATGCTAGGTGGCTGGCACGTTGCGTTCCTCGTTTATTCGAGGAACAATTGCGTGTTGGTCGTGAAATTTTGGCGACCCTTAATAAGGACGCCTCACCTGGCTACCCGTGGATATGGATGGGAGTGACAACAAATGCAGACATCTTGAAAAGTGATCAACTCACTGCTCAGGTTTGCCATGCTTTCACCATCCTCATGCAAAAGATTGTGAAAGGAGAGGAATTACCTTTACCAATGGTCCGCCTTTTTATTAAGATGGAGCCGCACAAACATTCTAAGTTGCGCGATGGCCGTTATCGTTTGATATGGGCTTATCCCATTGAATACCAAATGGTTCACCGGTTTTTCCTTCAAGCGTCAGTCTCTTCTGAGATAGACAACTGTGAGACGATTCCTTCAAAGCCAGGCACGAATTTTGTGTATGGTGGAACGAAACGCCTCTACTCCTGGATTAACGATAATTCGAAGACAATGCTCGAAGCAGATAAGAGTTCTTGGGACATGACAGTCCCTGAGTCTCTTCAACTCATGGAACGAGACGCCCGTTGGCGACTTTGTTTAAACCAAGATGTTGAGAATTTTAAATTCGGCTTTGATCAAAGTTACCGGACACTCACTCAATCGTATGTTTGTTTCTCTGATGGCACTGTTTTGTTGCAAGAAGTACCCGGAATAGTACGCTCAGGTGGTTTTATCACCATTAGCGGGAATTCTCGGATGCAGATCTTGCTCAAAATTTGGTACTGTCTTGAGAGAAAAGGCATTTTTGTGGATGAATACCATCGGCTTATGGCCATGGGTGATGACACAATTGAGCGTATGACTGGATTGGAAATTGGAGATTATATCGAGTGGTTGAACCAAAAAGGATTTACGACTAAGCATGCTAATGCTGGTTCGTTGATCGGACTTTCTTTCTGTTCGCATCGTTTTGAACGTGCAGGTGGTCATATAGTTTGTGTACCCACAAACTGGCCTAAGCACCAATTCAATCTTTCGATCAAGCAGAAGTCGAAATTGCCGTTCTACGCTATGCAATTGTATTCTTTATCGTTTGAGTATGCGTTTGATGATGATGTTTTCCGTCAAATTCGCGAGGAATTGGTGCGTGTTGCGCCTCGACTCGCAGTTTCTCAGAAGCAAGCGCAAAATTTCCTTACGGGGTATGAATCCTCTCTCCCTCTTTTGAGTGTAGAGGAGAAGTGTCTCGTGCTCAAGAATGACATATTTCTGAATTTGCGTAAGCTCTATTGTTTGCAATTCCAAAACCCCCCTCGTGAATTTGTGAGAGTGCGGACCGGAAGGTCTAGCATCTCACTATTTTTCGAGGTGTGGATGTGGTTTGTTTTACTTTTTGGGCTTCTGGTCACAGAGCCTGATCGCTCCGTGTTTCCGGAGCAAAATATGAGTTTTGGAAGTGCCGTGCAAGGCGTTATCGAGAATCAAATCGTCCCTGTTGTTGGAGATTATTTCTTGAAACCATTTGCTCGTAAATACGTCCAAGTTTTTGGAAACCCTTTTAACGGTAAACACTATTTGAATTCTGATCGTGTAAGCATGCCTGCTACTGATCCTAAATCGAAGGCCCCTAAAACGAAAGTTGGTGGTGGCAAGTTGAAAACTGCTCAAGCAAAGAAAGTTGCGAAACAAAAACTTAAACGGAAAGTCACTGGTGCGTTACGCCAGATGTCCATTGCTCCTATGCCTACCCGGAAACGGCCTGGCTTTGTTAGGGGCAGTATGGGTATGGATAACGCTGTTTTTTCCGGTCGCGACCTTATTCAGAAAATTCTCTTATCTGCTTCTTCTGGCGGTCAGACGGGTGGTGATGTTGCGGGAACACTCCTGTACTCGACGCCTATCCGACCATTGTTGATTGTTGCGAATTCGCGTGTTGCGCGACTTGTTGCTTTATTTCAGAAGTTTCGTTTTATAAAATTGCGATTTATTTTTGAGTCCGCTCTGCCGAGTGGCTCTAATGCTGGATCTATGCTTTTTGTTCATGAACCTGATCCCAATGAAGCACTTCCTGTGCAATTTGTGACTCCAACTGCAGGTACTCTCTCTAATTATGACTCACATTCTGCTGTACAAGTTGTGCCAATGGCTCAAATCCCTTTGGGACTTGAAAGGGCACCTGGTCGCAGTGTTTCAACGCATCTTAATGTTGGTTTGAATGGTGGCTGGTTTTTGGTTGACCCCCAGAATAAAGCTACCGCAGTCGAGAATACTGCTGGACAATTTGCGATTTTTGTGCAAGATGTTCACAATATTCTTGGCTCGAGTGGTACGTTACCCACAAGCCAATATGAGATTGGTTCCCTCATTATGGAATATCAAATTGCAGTTGAGGTCGCATCTGATGCGGCTGATCTTGCTGGTGGTTTTTCCTCTTTATTTGCGAGTGCTAGTATTGGCACCCCTTATGTTGATCCTGGTAATGAAGCTACCGCATCTTTTGCGCTCGCAAATTTTGTGAAAGTTTCTATTTCCGCTAGCTCTTCAACGAATTGGCGTTTTCAGGATGCTACTGTATCAGGGCTCCCAATTTCTGTTCAATATGACGGTGTGAATGAGTGGTTTCAGTTTCCCGCTGCGGGCGTTTATTTTGCTGTTATGCAGAATACTTTGACGCACGCTGGGGACTATGGTACCACGACTTCTGGGTGGGTTGGTTGGCAACATAAGGCTATTACTGGATCGAAAGGTTCAGTCTTGCACTATCACGCTACTGGCTCAACCACAATTTCCGCTGCCTCTTTGTACGGTCCAGTTACAGTGGGTATATTGGATTGTGAGGACAACAATCTTGACTTCTTTTCCCCAGGTACTTGGATGACAGGAACTAGTGGTTCAGCTACTATGACTACAGCCGCTAGCTTTGAATGTCGTTTTGTCGCTTTGCCCGCTGAGGCATCAAACTACTATCGTAAGATGGCTGCTTTGATGCGTGAGGGGTTGAAGGAAGATGCGCTGTTTGAACGCTTTTGCGCTAAGTTTGGGGAAAGAAAAGAGAAGAAAGAGGAAAAGAAAGAATTGAAGGAAACAATTCTTTGTCAGCCTACCGAGCATTGCTTGGATGCCTCTGAACGTTGGATGTTAACACGTCCATCCATCGTTAAGGCTGACTTTTTGGCTGATACTGCTCGCCGCACACGTAGTGTGAAGTGAGTAGTTTTTAGCTAAATTCCATGGCACAACGCCCATAATGGTACCGACGGTATTATTGCGTTGTACGCGTTGGTATGCATGCATATGTAGATGAGTAGTGATGCTTTGAAC